TTAGATAATGCTCTTTGGGAAGAACTTCAAACTTCCAGAGCATGGATTTATGTTGATTATCCTGAAATAAGCATTGATCAATTTGATGCAATGACACCAGAAGAAAAGATGAATATTAAACCTTATCCTGTTGTTATTGAAGCTGAAAATGTAATTAACATACATACAGACACACACCCTGTTACAAGACAAAAAACCTTATCTAGAATAGTTACACGTTATTTAGTTAAACGTTATACTTCAGATAATCCTTGGCATCCTAATTATGTTGATACTGTTTGTGATCATTATTTAGATGAACAAGGAAAGCTTGTATTAGACTATTATGAACACGCAGATACTAATAATGAAATAAAAGTTCTTAATGGTGAAGTAACACAAGACTATGAAGAAAGACTTACAGAAATAGGTTTTAAGAAAACTAATACTGTTTTTCCAACAATGTTTGGAGAAAGACTTTCTAAAATACCTGCTTGGCCTATTAACGGTCATTTAGAACCAGTTGAACCTGTATTACTACCTTTAATTGATAGAGAAATAGCTTTATATAATAAATTGTCTCGAAGAAATCATTTATTGTATGGTGCAGCAACTTATACACCAATTGTTCAATCTGATATGACAGATGAAGAATTTGAAGATGTTGTGAACTCAGGACTCGGTTCTTGGCTAAGAGTAAGGAAAGACGAATCAATAACTGTTTTAGAAACGCCAACTGCTGCTTTAGCTGATATGGAAAAAGCTATTGTAACTACAGTTGATGAAATGGCTAAAATGGGAATTCGTATGTTATCTCCCGAACAAGCAGCTTCAGGAGTAGCTTTAGAAATTCGTAATGCTTCTCAAACAGCACAACTAGGAACTCTTAACGCTAAAGTATCAGGTACTATTAGAGACGTTATATCTTTTATGCTTAATTGGAAATATAATACTGATTATACATCTGAAGATATTGAATTTCAAATGTCAAGTGACTTTGCTCCTATGGTTGGTGGCGAAGGCGCAATGCGTTTAGTTTCTGAGTGGTATCAAATGGGTATTATCAGCCGTTCTACTTGGATTAATATTGCTAAGTATAATGACTTTTTACCTGCTGATTACAGTGATGAAGAAGCAATAGAAGAAATACAAACAGATCCTTTGTCACAGGCAAATCAACAATCTGATGATGAAGTACAAATAGAAGAATAACTCTAACTACTCAATGGAGTACTAGATGAATATTAATGATAAAATTTATGATCGCATAGTAGATCACATGACTGATGTTAGATTGTATGAAGAAAGTGTTCAAATTCAAAATAGAAGAATACTTAAACGACATAGAAAAAATGTTAGAGATCTTTTAAGAAAAAATATAAGATCAGATATGTCTAAAGAAGTTAGCCGTTTTGGAACAGAGCTACTTTCTCATAAAAAAAATTCAATAAAAGAATTTTCTACATCTCAACTTGATTTTCATAGCGATAATCTTTACAAAGAAGTAAAAAATTTTTATAAAGTTAAAAAGCCTAAAACAAAAGAATTAATTGCAGAAATAACAGGACCAACAATGAAAGGTTCTAAAAGTTTAACTCAAAATGTTAAAAATATTTCATCAGGTGAATTAATGAGAATTCAGACTAAAGTTAAAGCTGGATTAGCAAATAATAAATCACCTAATGAAATAGTCTCTGATGTTTTAAAAACAACTAAAATTACAGAGTATCAGGCAAGAACATTAACAAGAACTGCAATTACTTCTACTCAAACTACTGCATTAAGAAAAGTAGCTGAAGATAATAAAGAATTAATAAAAGGTTTTATGTTTACTGCAATATTAGACTCTAGAACAAGTCCAATATGTAGTCATCATAACGGAAAACTCTATGATATAGACGATAAAAGATTTGTTCCACCTTTACATTGGAATTGTCGTTCTTCTTTAACTCCTGTTTTAAAAGCAAAAGATGAATTGCTTAAAGAAAAAAATATTAATAAAACAAATATTAAAAAAGTTAAAGATGAAAGTTTAAATGGATTACCGCCTAAAAAAGAATCTTTTGGAGTTTGGTTAAGAAGACAACCAATGGAAATTCAAAAGAAATTATTAGGATCAGAAGAATCTGTAAATCTTTTTAGACAAGGTAAATTAAAAGCTGAACAATTTATTAATCCTAAAGGTAAAGCACTAAGTATACAAGCTTTAAGAAACAAAGCTGCAAATGCTACTGCTATTTATCGTCCTAAACAAAGAGTTAGAGAAACTGGTATTCGTTTAGACGCTAGTAGACCAAGTAGTTTACTTAGAAGCCCAAAACATAAAGATGATTTAAGACAATTATTTTTAGTTGATTCAGATGATTTTAATCAAAGTTTATCTCTTACTGATTTTAAAGGAACTAGTTTAGTTGGTAAACAAGCTTCAAGACGTAGAGTCGGAAATGTATTTGATGAAAGAAATTTTAGTGCAGATCCTTTAACTGGCGAAATAAAAAACAATAATTTATATGATCCTGATTTTAATCTTTTTCAAGAAAGATTAGATTTTATGCGTAATTCTAAGCTAATAAAATCAGATGAAAAACAATTTATTGAATCTTTTGTTTCAGGACTAGATGATAAAATTTCTGTAAATCAACAAACTGTTGCTGTTGAAAACTTAAGAGTTGTTTTTGAACGCTATGCAAAAGATAAAAAGCCTTGGAGTGATTTTGCTTCTGTAGTAAGGGCTGAAAATAGATTTGCTGTTCAAAACGTTTCAAG